CAAATAACCGCACCTTCTAATTTCCCTCTTTTGCGTAGTCGGATTTCCGACCTCACGATATAGCTGAGAATTGATGAGAGCGCAATCGGGACTCAGATAATTCTTTCCATCTGAGCACTTGAATCCAGCTTCACTGCATGTCTGGACCCAAATTTTGTGAAATGATTGGTGACACTTAAATAATATGTCATCTCCATTTACAATCACGTTACGCCTCATCAACTTACACAATCGAGTCAACTTAATATTTGAAAAGCCTTCAGGATTGCTGATACGCCATCTCTCAACTGCTGTAAAATATACGGCTAGGTTAGCCACACAAAGAAGAGGAAATGACAAAGGATGACCCATCAACTGGCCCTCTATAAGGGTGACGTACTTATTTTCGTCAGTCAGCTTGCCCGAATCAACTAGAGAATCATAAAATTCTTCTCTGATTACCTCGCGCTTATCCTTGTTCTTCTCTTTATGCAGTCTGTCCCAATACTGAAAGAAGGCATCCTCACCCGCAGCTTGATACATTCTCAAATCAAGATCCAGCGCGCACCGCGCTTGCGAAAGTGAGGCGAGACCAACTCGGACGATATCGTCAGTCTCTCTCAAACAATCATATATAGGCATAAAAGTGCTAATTGATAGATCTTTCAACTTTAAGTCTGTAGCGGCTTCATAATCACCACTAGCCCAAAGCGGAAATTCGATACATTCTTCTGCTATTTCACGGACCTTTTCTATCAGATCATCATGCAACATTGTAGAATGCCTGGAACGTTTCCAGCAATCAAGCATAGCACCTTGCAAAGGTTGGAGCGCGGAATACACGCACCCGTTCCCCATTGTCACGATTCGGAACTTGCCTGGTTCCGGGATAACTTGATAACCCACCGCTGAAAAGCGATCGTAATCAGTTTTCAAATCTCCCTCGCTTTTCCTCATTGCGTAGGAAAAAGCAATATTCCTCCAGCCTGACAACCTTTCGTTCAGAGCTGGTAAAAGTCCCAACTTCGGGCACAAATTCTGGATACTCATCGGATCAAACATGCTCAGCGCACCGCCATATCGGCGTGATGCTTGTGTGCATGCTCCACCCGAGGGTAGAAACTTATTCTTGCTATAGCCAGGTAAAATATTTCCAAAAACATGGACAGATGTTTGATAAACAATGTCTTTCATGTCCTGTGGAATAAGACCTCTAGGAGTAGTTAGTCGCTGGACAAATAGATTTTCAGTCCTTATGCGCTTATACACCCCGAGGCTCGGCCATGCTTGTTTTGATCCCTTTTGCAGGGAATAAATGAACGAGACATCGCGCTTGGCAATGCTACGCACAATAAAGTTTTTACAAAAACCAGAAAACAACGAAGAAGATATCCAGTCAGGTTTAGTTGGAGGACTATTGTCTCTCAACACCTTGCCTAGATATAAATCCAACCAGTACTTGCAGTATGTTTGCTCCTGATTGAACTTGTCGGAATATTTTATTATTTGTTTGAGAGTGTATCTCATCGAATCTAGGAATCTTTGGAAGTCCTTTTTATTAAAAGGCACCTCTCGAGCCATCCTTTTGCCGATGAACACTCTTAAGAATGATAACAATATTTCCTTGGCCGAGAGGGTTATCCCCTCGACGCCATGACATATTTTGTCACAGCACAACAAGACGAGTATTGAGGCATTCTTCTTCCTCATACACATCTTAGCAAAAACTGTTTTGCCAACAGGCTCTTTTGTTAGGAGGCGCCGCGAGCGATGCGCCTGATAGCTCTCTTCTGACTTCGTC